ATGTCGCGGTCGCGGGAGCCCGTACCGAGGCCGACGTTGATCTGCGCGTCCATCGTGGCGTTCCACTGGCGCGGGTCCATTTCGACCCACTCGTCGCGCAGCCGGATCATCCTTGGGCGATCCTGATGCTTGACGATCAGCTTCAGAACCTTGGCAAATACCTTCTTCCAGCCGAGTTCGGCCTGGTTACGAGCGATCAGCTCGACCTGCGAATAGGCGCTGTCATGCTGGTTCTGGTTGGCCGTCGCCGTCTGGTTCTGCAGCGTCTCAGGATCGAGCGCCATCGTTGCGCGGGAGACACCCGTTCGCATTTCGATGACCTGGTCCATGAATCCGAGGGTGGCGAGTGCATCCTGCTGGATTGACGGCGTTACCGTATAGCCGACCGGCGCCGAACCTGGCTTGCGGAGAAGTACCCCGCCGACGCTCGGATTGACCAGCTCGTCCATGTTGATGACGCTGCCGGCCTCGATGTCCTTCTGCGGGTTGTTGACCTGATAGGCGTTGTTGAGAAGCTGGCGCCCTACCGACGTCTTGATCTGCTGAACGTCCATGACGTCGCCAGCCAGAGAACGCGATGTAAAGCGATGCGGGACAGGCTCGCAAGGAATCTGCGTAAAGGGAGAGTCGTCGTCCCACACTTCCCAATCAAGAAGTTCGCCAGCACCAGAAGCGCCAGCATAATAAGCCAGTACCGTTTCAGCGATGCCGTCGCCATTCACATCCGCCTTGATGTAGCACTCGTAAAGCTCGATACGGTCCATCGACGGATCGCCGTTGGCATTACCGAACTGATATGGATCACGGGCGTTTGCCTCTGGCGACAGCCTGGACGACGAGAAGTTATACCGCGGCAGGCTTTCAACGATCTCCTTGTCAAAGCCCATCTCGATAAGCTTAGAGCGGGTGACATGCGGGTCGCGATGCGCTGTGAAGCGGGCCTCTTCGATCGTGATGGACTCGCGATCCTTGAGGAAGTTCTCAGGCTCGACCGTCTCCATGACCAGCCGGCCCTTGGAGGTGACGCGCTTGATCTTGACGTCATAGAGCGGAATGACGATCTGCTCGCCGGTCTGCGGGTCGACGTCGATATATGGGTCAGCTTCCTTCTGCGAGACGATCTCGACCTCTGGATCTTCCAGCAACATGGCGAGGCTCTGGTCATCCAGTCCGCTATGGACGGAATATTCGCATTCCTCGCTGTCGTCCCAATAGGTCTTGACGATGCCGTCTGCCTGGAGAAGGCTGTCGTGCGTGGCGTCCCACATGATGCGGTAGCCGTTGTTGTCCTTCCAGAACACGTAATTGGCATAGTCCGATGCCTGATCGGTGAATTCCTCATCACCTGGCTTTGTCGGCTCGTAGTCAACGATGCGATCGGACGCCGTGAACACGCGAATGATGCCAGGAAGAACCCAGCCGATCACGTCGGCAACGTCACGGCTCTTGAACTCGCTCCATCCTTCCTGGTGCGGCGTGTCCGGCATCTGGCCATTGTAATAGTTGATGGCACGAACGCGCTCGTCCACGACCTCCGTGGAGACGAACACCTCTGCATCGCTGATCTCTGAAGAGATGAGGGCTTTCAGTTCGCCTTCATCGATCTTCTTTGCCCGTGCTGCCATTCAGACTATTCCCTTATTGCGGCTGACTGGCTTCTTGAACTCGATCGGCTCTTCGTAGACGACGCACATGAGGCCGAACGAATCCGCCCCGTGGGAAGCCCAATCATGTTCAGGACCGAGGCCGATGCCCCGCTCTTCGTCGCGCTTTTCGTGATACCAGCCGAGAGCAGCCCGTCCGGCTTCCGTCGTGTCTTCATTGAACCAGATGCTCGGGAAGAGGCGTCTTGCCTCCTCGATGCGAGCTGCAGCAGCGCCTTTCCCCTGGTTGGGAACGACCGTCACCGAATAGCCGGCCGATCGAAGCGCGCTTTCATAGGAGACGTCGTAAACCTTGTCCTGCGTCGAGCCGTCATGCGGCAACCAGATCTGGGCAACATCAGGCGTATAGCCTTGGCTGCGCATCCAGTTGACGTGATATGAAAGCGGCTGCCCTGATGCCTCGTGATAGTTTAGAACCCGGATTTCCCTGCCGATGAACTGCGCGGCCCAGATCGTGACCGCGTCTGCCTTTGCACCAGTGCCGCCAATGTCGAAGAACAGGCGAATGGTCATCAGCGGATCAGCAGCAACCCGGCCGATGCGGCGCTGGTTCTTTGCTTCCGCGAGATGCTTGGCGAAATAGGCGCCGGCCGCTACCGAGAGATAGCCACCTTCCCAGATGTGGTCATATTGGTCAGGCTGCATGCGAAGGCAGTCGAGACGCTCTTGCTCAAGCTCCGCGGTGAACCATGGATTGTCGCGCCAGTTGGCCTCGACAACGATTGCCCCGGTTGGCTTCTCCGCTCCCCTGAGCATGACGTCGATCGGATCGTTCTTCAGCCGAGCGTTCCAGCTGAACCAAAGCTCGGAGCCCGAGACACGAAGCGTAGGCCGCAGCAGGTTGAGCGATCGAAGCGATGCTGTCTGCGCTTCTTCCCACCATGCGCGCTTAAAGCCCTCAAGCGACTTGATAGATTCCGCTGTGTGGTCCTGCATGCCCTGGAAGATGATTGCGCCATCGCCAGGCGTTTCGATCGTGTCACGAAAGACCTTGAAGCCATCCGCCTCACCTAAGCCGAAATCTGCGAGCTTTGCCTCAAGCAGGCGCTTTGATGAATCTGCGAGCGTCTTCTGGACTTCACGAATGCAGACCGAGAGCATGCCGCGCTCGGCTAAATGCTCCTCGATCATCAATCCGCCGAAGAAGTGGGATTTGCCGCTACCCCTTCCCCCGTGTGCTCCTTTATATCGGGATGGGGTAAGGAGAGGCTCGAAAGCCTCAGCTGTCGGTATCTGAAGAGTTCGCACGAATGATCTGGCGTGTGATCGTATGGACGAAGTTCAATGGGTTCTCTTCATCGCCGGAGATCCCCTGCGGAACCTTGCCGTCTAGCCTGTCTGCGATTTCACGTATGGATTGCACATCGCCTTGGTTGAGAAGCTGGCGCGCATTCCAGCGCAACGAACCTTTCGGGGCGAGACATTGCTCTTCGCGCTCAGCCGCCAATGCTTCAATCATGAGAGCATCCTTGAACGGCTTTGTCTTCGGCCTGCCGCCTGGATTGCCGCTTTTACCGGACTCGAATGCCATGGTCTGTTCTCAACGGTTAAGTGTTTGTCTCACCACAGGGCAACAATGCTGGTCGCCGTCGTGTTGGTCGCCATGACGCGAGAGGCGCGGATGGGGATAACAACGCCGGCTGCGACGCCAGTGAACGTGATTGTCTGACCACCTGCCATGATCACAGCGAGGTTGCCGGCGCCGCCGACGAAGATAGACCTGGAGGTATATGTCAGGTCCGTGCTGTCATTCGGCGTTACGGCAACAGCGTTCGATGCCGGGTCGACAACATTGTTTGATCGGTTCGAGAGATCAGTTGCCATATGGATTTCTCCTGAAGTTCGAAGATCAGAGATGCCCAGTGCTGACGCCGATCAACGGCAGAGCCCGAGCGATAAGGATGAGGACGGCCACGAGGATCATAGACGCCCGAAAATGACGAGCAGGATCACGATAAGGAGCAACAAACCGATGCCGCCCGACGGTCCGTATCCCCACGATGCAGCGTGCGGCCAGCTCGGGAATGCGCCTACAAGGAGCAAAATCAGCACGATTAGCAAAATCGTTCCAAGCATTGGCCTATCCTGTCACCGTTTGAGCAATTTGAATTCTACCCAGCCGAGGCCGATCGCAGCAATTTTCTACGTTCACTCACCAAATCGATTGCCTGACGAAGCTGGTCGGCGTTCATACGGCTGAAATGGCATTCGCTGATAGCAATGCCCATCTTCCAAGAAAGCCAGCGGTAAAGCTTGTTTCTAGACTTCTCGCCGGTCTGCCAAATCGGGTCTAGGGCTGCGTGCGCGCGCTTGCGTAGGCGCTGCTTAGCTCGATGGGTTTTGCTGGCCATCTCACAGCGCTCTCCAAACTTCTTCACCCATCGGCTGATACCGCGGTGCTGCACAGGATGAGAGATAAGCCGCAAGGCCAATCGCACCGATCACAATGGCGAGCCAGATGATTCCCCGGCCATAGCGCTTCCAGAAGGTCATGATGGGCCTCACCAAATACAGTGCCAGTGGGAGGTGAGGAGGAGGTGCATGGTCAGCTGATTCCGGCCAATCGGTTCCGAAGCGCGTACCCTTCGAAAGCCCAGATCTTGTTGCGGGCGTTGTCGCGGGAGATCTTGCGGCCGAGTTCTTCGTTGAAGTTCTCGGGGGATGCGGCCGCACTTTCGCCGACGACGTGGAAGCCGTTCTTGAGCGTCAGCGCGCAGACGGTGAGAGACGTGCCGGGGAACACGTAGAACTGTTCAGCCAGGATCTGGGCATCGATCAGCTCAGGCGTGAGCCTCGGGGCATTGAGGCCCTTGCTCTGGATTTCGCGTTCGATTGCTGCTTCATCTTTCGACATGGCCGTTCTTCCTCTTCGGGTTGGCGATGTGGTGAATCGGTAAGCCCGCCACTGTGAGCGACGGGCTATGGGATGGTGGTGATGGGTACGGGAGGAAACCAGCGCGTTGCTCAAAACCCGTTGGCTGGGGCTCTGCCCCGGTTTCCGGCCGCATAAGCAGGAGGAACCAACTCTCCTTGCCTCGCAGCCTTCCCGATCTTGTTGAGGGCATTGCCTCGAATGAGTACTTATTTGGATTTGCCGCTTCGAAGCGACGGGAGCCTGCGATGGGCTTCTTCTTCCTCGTGTTCCTTAACCATTCTTTCAAGGTCAGGGTCCACAACCATACCCCATTCCCTATACTGATTTGCCAAGTTTGCCAAGTCATCTCCCGACTTTGTCTTGTGTTTTGATGCCTCTCCGGAAGAAATGTAGAAATTATTGTCCATAGACCGGCTCAGCTCGCGCCTAAGGTCTTCTATAACCATCTCGTTATGAATCTTGTCGTTCACCTCGATCCCTTCGACAGCCGAGACAAACTCAATCATCTCCCTGGCGTCCTTGGGCCGCATATCGAACCACTCACCATGAAGCCACACATTGTCACCCGTCAGGCGCCTGTGAACCTGCTTCTCCAGTTCCCGCGCTTCCTTGACGCCTTCCAACCAAAAGCAGTCCGTTACCTTGAGGCGCTTCCACACAGAAGTTTGGAGGCTCAGTAGGCGTTTATACGGGTTAACGGAGATGCCGACTTTGCATGGCCAATTGCCGTCCGGGGAGACAACGTAAAGACTGCAGTATGGAAGCTTGTATCTCTTCCAGTCTGCCAGCCACACTTGGTCTTCCGCTTTTGGTGGCATCCCACCGGCCGAAAGAAGGAATGAACTATATGCCGTTTGCCGCACACCAAGCATCCGTAACCGCCTCTTCGTATCGCTTTCTTGCCGTCTCGTCGCTTCGTCCAATATACGTTGCAATGACGCCAAACGACAGTTCAAATGAACGCCACCACAGGATTTGCCACTGTTCTTTTCTCATGTGCCGGACCCAAGACAAAGCAACAAGGCAATCAGAAACGTCTGATGGCGTTGGCCTGAACTTCGGAAGAACTTCATCAACTGAATTATATGCGTCGATATATTCGTGCACGTAATCAGGTGACGTTGATTTAACCACGAAGAACCTACGCTCCCTGTCCGGCAATGCTCGGAGAGTCTTCATCGCCACGGCAAGACGCTCCTGCACCTCTGACCTCGGTACGCGGCAACTGCTGATGATTTTTGGAGCAGGCGTCTTGCTGGGCTGCTGCTTCATCTTGAGGGTGTTGTGAACGTAACCCGCGTCCTCGGGGAGAATTGCCCTACCTGGCACACTCGGGCGTCCTGCGCCATTCGCCCGCTTTACCTTCAGCTTAGTGGATTTGCCGCCCATTTCCGTGCCTCGCTATGTGATGATGTGATGCCGCAGTGCCGACGCTACGAGAGCTGTGACGTTCGCCGCTCCGAACTTGTCCATCATCTC